TCACAGCGAGCTTGAGATGACGTTTGTTTCTCATGTATTTAGTGTTGAGTTGTTCATACTCATACCATACTGCGAATACAGCAATGAATGACATAAATGCCATGAGTAGTGATAGTGTTGTAAGTGCGTACATAATAACCTCCTTGTACGTATATTTAATTTAAAGATACCGTACCAAGAATTGCTTCAGATATCTCTTGTCAATGCATTATGGTAGGAAGCTCAACAGCTATGCTGTTGATATGCACATGCTGAAAGCATGATGCAAGAAAAGCTGAGTCGAAGCCATAAAGCAAGTTGACTAGAGATTCGAAGCAATTATCCTTACGTGAGCAATTTATTCGACCGACATAACAACAGGAGTTGCCTTGCTAGTTAAGAGATTGGATATAGCGAATAGCATTACATCATCACATACAGTAAATACATAATGTGATCTTGTAATGCAAAGATAAATGTATTGACGCTTTGACGCAATAATGTGATGCTTTGAGTCAACAAAGTAAGATCGAGAGAATCAACTTATGCAGTTAAATCAATGCGTCAATTCAATGCCACAAAGCTTAAGGCGGGTTTTAAGCGAGGGGTACAGCGTAAGCTAGCGGAACAGTAGCTAGCTAACTAATAGGGGGGTTTAATTGAACGCTAATCATAGGAGAAGAATCAAATGCCATTAGTAGGTAACGTCATATTTGGGGAGGATACATTCGGTCTATCTCAAGCAGAAGCATATTCAGCTATGAGTGGACATAGAATAGTACCCACACCTAAGATAGAATTGGTATTTAAAGGCTCAAAGAGAGACGAGAATGCCCTAATCGGACAAATAGAAGGGGTAGGTACCCCAGAAGGAGGATACGATGAATAAATTACAAGAATACGCACTTGCAGCCTATTGGACATGGTCGAATATGACCAAGAAATCGAAGATGATAGTCGCTGCGGTTGTTTTAATAGTAATAATAGCAATAATAGGAGGATAACATGCCATACGGACCAGGAACATACGGATCTAAAAAGGGTAGACCACCAATGAAGAAGAAGAAAAAGAAAGGTAAAAAGAAATGATACCAGCAATAGCGTTTAGATCTGCTGTCGCAGCAGGTAAAAAAATGATGTCTAAGGGCATTAGTAAAGCAAAAACAGGTGCTAAAGTAAAAGGATATAAAGCAAAAGAGGCATTTAGAGTTACAAAAGGTAAAACTAAGTATGCTGCATCTAAACTACCTGGTAAAGCTGCTAGTAAATTTCCTAAAACTGCTGCTAAAGCTGGGAAATATAAAAAAGCTAGTGCAGATGCGTTTAAAACCTTTGGTAAAACCAAATCTGGCATCAAACTAAAAACAGCAGGCAAAAAAGCAAATAGTTATCTAGACAAAAATCTAGGAACTATACTTGTTTCTGGTTCTACTGGACTTTTAGCTGGAGGTTATTTAACAAATAATCAAAAGAAGAAGAAGAAAAATGCCTAGTGATCTAGAATTTATAGACCAACTACGTAAGAATTTACTAAAAAAGAAAGAATCTGCACCTATTAGGAAGAAAAAAGAAGAAATAGAGGTTGTATTTGAACCTGAACCTTCCATAAGAGTCGCAGTAGATAACACTAAAAAAGGATTATTATAATGGCTAAAGAATCAGTATCATTAGTACAGTTAGCAGAAGTTATTTCTGGACTATCACCTAATGAAATGGCTACTCTTGGTAAGATAGTAATGGCAAAACAGCAAATGGTTCAACCTCAAGGGGGTATGAATGTGAGTAATGTGCCTGGACCTATGGGATCACGCCCTACAGGTATGGCAGGTAGACCACCTCAGTTACCGCCTCAGATGGGACAACCACAACAACGGAGACCTATGCCACCTACTACAAGAGATGCAGTTATGCCTGGACTATTAGGCTAAATGTCTTTTTACGGAAACAAATGGAGTTCTACATTTTCCAAAGTAGGCAAGAAACGTAAGTGGCGTGTCGGTACTGACGGTAAAATGGTTGCTGTTAAGCAAAAGACTACAGCTGTTCCTAAAAAGAAATTAGAGAAAAAAAAGCAATTTAAACAACCATCAGAAAGAGAAATATTTGATCGTGATGTAGATGCTTTTAAGGAACGAATGGTCCGAAAAGGATATACACCTCGTGGTAAGGATGTTCAAAGAGAGGTTAATGCCTATATGAACAGACATCCATTGAGAGAATCTGCAATACCTAGATCGGATAAAGGACTAGCACCAGATAATTTAAATACTGGTGGTAGAGTAATTGAACAACAAAGAAAAAAATACTTAGAATTTAGGCAGGCAAAAATAAATACTGCTATTAAAAACAAAAGGAGAAAATAATGGCTATACCATTTATATATAAAGGAATAGGACTAGGTGCAGGTGCTTTAGGTATCTATGAACTAGGAAAATCCAAAGCAAAAAAGAAAAAAGCAACTGAGGATAAGAAACTTAACAGAGCTATTAAACAACACATGAACGCAGTAAGGCATACGAGATAATTATGCGTGGTGGAAAAAGACCAGGAGCTGGTAGACCTAAAGGTGTTATTGATGGTACAAAGGCAGAGAGGTTAGAAAAAATATTACAAAAGGGTGCTAAGACTCCATTGGATTATATGTTGGCTATATTAAATAATCCAGGTACTTCACCTGAAAGAAAAATGTGGGCAGCTGAAAAAGCAGCTCCATATCTTCATCCTAGACTTGCATCTAAGGAACATACAATCAAAGGAGATGAAACGAAACCAGTAAAGATTAATTTATGCCACAATCCAGAAAAAAGTTAGAAGAAGAAATAACAATACCATTTAAACCTCGTCAATATCAGTGGGAGGTTTTTAAAAACTTAAAACGATTTAATGTTATTGTTTGTCATCGGAGGTTTGGAAAGACCTGTTTAGCAATTTGGAAGATAGTTGCTTCTGCAATAGAAAAACCCGGTGCTAGATTGGCATATATTGCTCCTACTTATAGACAAGGAAAAGCTGTAGCATACGATTACCTTAAAGAATACACAGCACCTATAATGAAATTGGGTGGAGGTAGAAATGAAACAGAATTAAAGATTGATCTTTGGAATGGTAGTAGAATACAGATATTCGGAGCTGACAACCCAGATGCACTTCGTGGATTGGGGTTCGATGGAGTGGTACTTGATGAGTACGCACTTATGTCTCCTAGGACATGGACAGAAATTATTAGACCTGCTGTATCAGACAAAATTGGCTATGTTATTTTCATAGGTACTCCTATGGGACACAATCAGTTCTGGGAAGTATTTGACTTTGCAAAAAGAACTGACAGTAAAGACTGGTACGGATGTATGTACAGAGCTTCTGATACTAATGTTATTCCTCAATGGGAATTAGAAGATGCTATGCGTACTATGCCAGACTCACAGTACCAGCAGGAGTATGAATGTTCATTCAATGCAGCTGTCCAAGGCAGCTACTATGGTGCATTGATGGAAAAAGCTGAAGTTGAAGAAAGAATTACAGATGTAGCATATGATCCTAATATAGGTGTAGAAACCTGGTGGGATCTAGGTATAGGTGATTCAACTGCAATATGGTTTGCACAAAGAGTTAATAACGAAGTACGATTGATTGACTATTATGAAACTAATGGTGAGTCATTAGCGTTTTATGTAAGCAAATTAAATGAGAAACCATATACGTATTCAGCTCATATAGCACCACACGATATTGTAACAAGGGAATTAGGAACAGGAAAGTCTAGATTAGAAGTAGCATCAGAGTTAGGATTAAACTTTGAAGTAGCTCCTAAACTAGAAGTAGATCACGGAATAGAGTCTGTAAGAAATACATTACCTAATTGTTGGTTTGATAGAATAAGATGCAAACAAGGTATCGAAGCTCTCAAACAATATAAAAAGGTATTTGACGATAAGAACCAAGTCTTTAAAAATAAACCACATCATAACTGGGCATCACACGGATCAGATGCATTTAGATATGGGTGTGTAGGAGAAGCTCCTGAAAGAACAGATTGGTCTAAAGAAATTAATGTAGATACGAGGTATATAATATAATGAGTATTAATAAATTAGCAATATTACTTGCAGCTGGAGCAACTGGTGCAGCAGTACAAGGTGCATATTATAATAAAAAATATAATTTAAAAAAGAAGAAGAAACAGCCTAAAAATAAACTTAGTTTAGGAATTAAAAATAAAAAAGCAGGCTTTAAATTAACAACAAAAGATGGAAAGAAGTATTACGTATAATGGCATCACCAAAACCAAAAAATCCAGCTCTCTACTCAAGAGTTAAAGCTGAAGCTAAAAAGAAATTTAAAGTATATCCAAGTGCATATGCTAACGCCTGGCTTGTTAAAACTTACAAGAAGCGTGGCGGAAAATATTAATGGCATACCAAGGTGGACTACGTAAGTGGTTCAAAGAAGATTGGAGAGATGTTAAGACTGGAAAGAAGTGTGGTCGTAGCGGTAGTAAAGATAAGAAAAGACCTTATCCTGCATGTAGACCTAAAAAAGTAGCAAGTAAAATAACTAAGAAAGAAGCAGCTAAAAAGACTGGACCTAAAAAGGTTAAGTGGTCTGTTACTGCATCTGGTAAAAGAAGAAAGAAATCTAATGGCTAAAACAGCAGCATGGCAACGTAAAGAAGGTAAAAATCCTTCTGGTGGTTTAAATAAAAAAGGTGTAGCATCTTATAGGAGAGCTAATCCAGGAAGTAAACTTAAGACTGCTGTAACTACAAAACCAAGTAAATTAAAAAAAGGATCTAAAGCTGCTAAAAGAAGAAAATCATTTTGTGCAAGAATGAAAGGCATGAAGAAAAGATTAACTTCTGCTAAGACTGCAAGAGATCCTAATTCAAGAATAAATAAATCACTAAGAAAGTGGAACTGCTAAATGAACGAATTTAAATTAAAAGCTATTATTTCATCAGAGATACAGAATTCATTAGGGTATCTTGGTGGGGAATTAACAGAACAAAGAAATAAATCATTAGAGTATTATTTTGCAGAACCATTTGGTAATGAACAAGAAGGTAGATCACAAGTTATATCTACTGATGTATCAGATACTATTGAGTCAATATTACCACAAGTAATGAGAACATTTACTGCATCTCCAAAAGCAGTACAATGTGTTGCAAATAAGGCAGGTGATGAACCTGTAGCAAAACAAGCAACAGATTATTTAAACCATGTATTCTATAAAGATAACGATGGATTTACAGCTTTATATACATTCTTTAAAGATGCTCTTTTACAAAAGAATGGAGTCATTAAAGTATATTGGGATGATTCAATGGATGTTGAAAAATCATCTTATGAAGGATTAACTGATGATGAATTTGCATTAATACTAGCAGATTCTGAAATTAAAGTATTAGAACATACTGAGTATGAAAGAGATAGTGAAGAAGCATTACAAGAAGCTGGTGCAGTTTTAGGAGAACAACTAGTAGCAGAAAAACTACATGATGTTGTTGTAAATAGAATTAATAAAAAAGGTAAAGTCTCAATAGAGAATATACCACCTGAAGAATTTTTAATTGCAAGAAATGCAAAATCTATTGCTGATGCACATTTTACTGCACAAAGAACTTATAAAACAAGATCTGATTTAGTAGAAATGGGATTTGATAATGAAGTTATTTCTAAACTACCTGCAAACCAAAATATAAAATATTCAGAAGAACATTTAACTAGAGGTATTGGTGAAGATGATCAGTTCCAGGCTACTACTGATACTGCTAATGAAGAAATATTAATTTACGAATGCTATATAAAGTTAGATGAAGATAAAGACGGAATTGCGGAATTACGAAAGATCACTGTAGCAGGCGACAGTACATATGAGATTTTAGACAATGTGCCTTATGACAGGTGTCCATTCGTAAGCATAACACCTATTCTAGTGCCACATAGGTTTTATGGGCGTTCAGTATCTGAGTTAGTTGAAGATGTTCAATTAATTAAAAGTACTATTATGCGTCAGTTGTTAGACAATATGTATCTAACAAATAACAATAGAGTTGCTATAATGGATGGTCAGGTTAACATAGATGACCTTTTAACAAACAGACCTGGCGGTGTTGTAAGAACAAAACAACCACCTGCTTCTGTTATATCTCCATTAGCAAGTCAACCATTAAACCAACAAGCTATGCCATTGTTAGAATACTTGGATACTGTTAGAGAACAAAGAACAGGTATTACTAGATACTCACAAGGTATGGATGCAGACTCACTTAATAAAACAGCAAGTGGTTTAAATCAAATATTAACTCAGGCGCAGCTGCGTGTAGAATTAATATGTAGAGTATTTGCTGAAACAGGAGTGAAAGAATTATTTAATAAAATATTAGAAATAGTTTGTAAGTACGAAACTAAGGAAAAAGTTATTCGTGTAAACGAACAATATGTACCAATGATGCCTATGGAATGGGCAAACAAATGTAATGTAGAAATTACAGTTGGACTTGGTACTGGTAGTAAAGATCAAGAATTACAGATTTTAAATGTTATTTTAGAAAGACAACTACAAGCTATTAACTTACAAAAATCACCTGCTGGTCCAATGGTGAATTTAAGAAATGTACACAATACACTTACTAAACTTGTGGAAGCTGCTGGACTTAGAAATGTTGAAACATACTTTACAGATCCTGTAGTAGGTGCTGCAAACATGCCACCTCCACAACCACCACAACCAACTGAGTTTGAGAAAGTAACATTGGCTCAAGTACAAGGTGAAAATCAACGTAA